AGATATGGCCGTATCGCTCTGGGGTGTTCTCTAGGCACAGCAGACGCTCTTGCTCTAGGACTTCGGGGAACCACGGGTTGTCGGACCAGTTGGCCTTCACCACCACCGTGTCGGGCGTTGCCTTGGAACTGCGCAGCATCTCGTCCACGGCGTCGGTCGGTCGGTCAGGGTTCCAGGTAAAGAGCAGTTCTGACCCTTCCTTGCGGATGGTCGGAATGAGCAGCGTCATCGACTTGTGGGACAGGCTCTGGGCTTCCTCTACCCAAGCGATGTCAAAGCCCTCCAGCGACTTCACCGAGGCTGCGTTGTGGGTCTGCATACCACGGAAAATGCAGACAGCGCCGGATGATGTGCAGCGGATTTCGTTCTCGGTCAGGACAAAGTTGTTTTCTAGGCCGAACTCTATGACCTTCTGCTCAATCAGCTTCTTGGAACTGTCCGCGATGGATTTCTGGATTTCACGGACGCAGAGCACAGATCGGCCCTTGAGCAGCTCAATCACGCAGTAGGCAGCGGCCCATGTTGATTTCCCAGAGCCGCGCCCACCCCATATGCCCTTGCGCCGTGCTGGCTTTAACAGCGGCTGGAACACATCAGGGAAGCGCCAGTGAATCTTGTGGTCTACGGCCACGGGTTACTCTTTAGGCTTGACGGGTTCGAGGTGGACGGTGACGTTTGCCTTCATGCTGCCGTCGCTGCTGGTGTGGTCCTGCTCAACCTTATCACGCCAATCCTCGCCAAATCGGTTCTTCATGTTGAATATAAAGGCCGTTGCGTTGAACGCTTCATCGCGCATTCCGAATGTTGCGAGGCGTCCGTTTCGCTCCCACCAAGCCTGCGATCTGGCCTTCATGTTGTTTACGGCTTCAAGAAATTGCGGATGCTCTTTCTGCCAGTTGTAAAAAGTCTGCCTAGAAATGCCCAAGGCCACCCACGCTTCCGCCATGCCCTCGCCCTCTCCACCCATGCCGTCAAGGATGTCTATCACCTTTGGGTCGTATTGGCTCGGCCTGCCTCTTTCGGGTTTGTTGGTCATGCTTCCTCCATTCGGCGCAATTCTATGCGCTCACGTCAATTTTTGCAACATAGTCAAGCCCGATCAGATTAATCACGTCCCGATCAACGCCAAGTGACTTTGCCAGATCAAGTATGCCTTTGCACTGATCTTTGAAGTCATCCCGCGTTAATAAATCTGGCGCGACCATTTGCACGAATAGAATGGCGTCCAGTCCGTCGCATAGCTTAACTTCTGCGTAAAAGTGATCTGACCATGACGTGATGAGGTGGTCAGATAAAAAATCATCCTCTGCTTTGTCAAGCGCCGCCCTGAGTGATGGGTCTTTGCGCTTGGCAAGATACGGCACGTCTCCCGTGATGCACTCCGCAGCGTCGTGATACATCGCGGCGACAACGTGTCGTTTGTGTTCGCTTGGAAATAGCTGATCGCAAAGGATAGCAACCCTTTGCGCGTGCGCTGCGGTTGTGTCCATGGCGTTGCGCAGCCTTGGGTCTGGGTTGCTGTGCCAGCGATTAACGAAACCGCTGGCCCAAAGTGTTTTTGCGATGATCATGTTGCACCGGAGAATAGATCGCCGACGCTTGCATCGGCCTCTTTCATGTTCTTGTCTGCCTGCCTGGCGTATTCCGGCTTCAACTCAAAGCCGATGTAGCGCCGAAACATTTTGACAGCCTGATATCCTGTTGATCCGATCCCGTTGAACGGGTCCATCACGACATCGCCGGGCTTGCTGTATAGGCGAAGGCACCGCTCGATCACGTCAAGCTGCAATGGGCAAACGTGCTTTTCGTCGTTTGCGCCCTTCATGCGGTTCAGCACATTGCCCTGCTGAATGTCCATCCAGACGGGGCTTGCCAGCTTCTGCCACTCATACACGTCAAACTCTGCATGAGGTATCAGCGCGGCAATCTGAGCCTCTGTAGGGGTTTCAGACGCGAGGCCAAGGCGATGCATTTCTTGCAGCCATTTGCGCGCGATTTTGACTGCCTCTTTTGCGTCACCCGGCGCGCAATGCTCAATCCGATCTGGATTGTCACCATCCTTGCGAAAGAAAAGCATATAGTCAGGCATCCCGACGCGGTTCATGGCGCTGTCCTTGCGGATTTGCTTGTAAAGCAATCCAAGCGCTTTTGTGCGCTGCATCTCAACAACTGGATCTTTCCAGATCGTTGATCGCCCATGATAGATCAGGCCAGCATCTGTGTGAGCCTTGATCAGGTCGCCAGAGAAGTCTTGCAGGCCGATAGCGCCGTCGCGACCTTTTCGCATGGGCAGGTCTGTGCAATGAACCGCCACGATGCGACCGGGCTTCATGACGCGCGTCAGGGCCTCGCAGAAAAACTTGTATTGATTGATGAACGACTGACCCGTCCCTGCGTTTCCAAGGTCGCGTTCACTGTCTGAGTATACGAACAGATCACCGAACGGCGGTGAAAATATGCAGCAATCAACGCTGCTTTCCGGCATCGCCCACATTCCCTCGATGCAGTCCGAGTTGTGGATTGCCCAGCCATTTCCTTGATACTCTGGTTGCTTTGTCATTGTCTTATTCTCCTGTTTTTAGCCATGATGGGAATGCGAGGTCAATCGGACGGTCATATTTAATGCGCCGCCCTGCATCTGATTGTGCTGCACGCATCGCTTCTGCCATACGCCGCTTCATTTCGTCGTGCTTCTTACTCTTTACGTTGATCACGTTCCAAATTGTCGCCTCTGTGTCGCTAATCACGATATCGTTTCTGACGCGCTGCGACTGCCCGAAGCGATGCGATCTTCTTACCGCCTGATAGTGCTGCTCGTAGCTGAAGCTGATTGATGCGAATACAGCGTGCGCGCAGTGCTGCCAGTTCACACCGAACCCTGCCAGCTTGGGCTTGGTCACGATTGCCCTGTATTGACCATCGGCAAACCCTAACAGTCTGCGCTCTTTTTCATCTGGATCAAGTGATCCGTGAACCTCGATTGCCCCTTCAATCATCTTTGAAAGCGCTGCGCTTTCCTCATTGGTTTCGCACCATACCGTGACAGGATCGTTATGGTTTGCGAGTTCGGCTGCCTTTTCGCATCGCTGCATCAGGGTAAGACGCTTTTCATTGTGGAATGATGTTGCTGACATCTCTGGGATGCGAAACAACATTCCTTCCGCAATGTTATCCATGCGATCTGCGGCAACCTCATGAATGTGACGATCAATATCAGGCAAGATGTATCCGGTGTCATCTCCGCCGAGATCGCTTGGAAGTGTTGCGCACCGAGACCATGACGCCACGAAAGACCAGAAGTCTTCAACCGCATGGCCCTTAAGCCGCCACTCCTGCGATGCAGTCGACGTGTCGTTGATGAACCACTTGGATAGCATTTCTTGCTGGCGCATGACGCCAAGAAACTCCGCGTGATTGCCAAGCTCTGTGTGGTCATTCGGGCTTGGTGTCGCTGTGGCTGCCAGCTTATACGTCGTGTCAATGAATGCCTCTTGGATCATCGACCTTGTGCGGCTGGCATAGCTTTTCAGGATGCTGCTTTCATCAAGGATGACTGCCCCAAACGTCGACGGGTCAAGTTTTGCAAGTCGCTCATAGTTCGCCACCATGACGCCTTGCCCGACTTGATCTTGGTCGCGTATCTGACGCGCATCAATGCCAAACTTCTGCCCTTCTCTGACCATCTGCCCGGCCACGGCCAGAGGCGTCAGGATCAGGCTTGGCTTCCCCGTTTCATCTGCGCACTGCTTGGCAAACTCCAACTCAATGAAACTTTTGCCCAAGCCAGTGTCGAGGAACGCTGCGCTTTTCCCTTGGCTCAAAGCAAACTCAACGACTTTGCGCTGATGTGATTTTGCCAGAGAGTTTATGACGCTTCCGTCAAACCCTTTGCGGTCAAGCGTTGGCGCTCTGGATGCAATGAATGCACGGTATTCTTGAAGGCTCATAGTCAACCTCGCTCTCGGTTGTCGCTCATGTGAAGACGCGGCAGGGGTAAGCGTTCGCCCTTTTCGTCTGGCCAGACTAGCCGCGCAGGATCAAAATACATGCGCCAGATAAAAGCGCAAGTTTTTTGTGGAAAATATTTAGGCAATAGCCGCAACTAATCCTTTCGCGTTATCGCTTGTTGCCCACCACAGTTCCTTCAGGCCTCCGTCCATGTTCTCCCGCTTCTTGCAGTGGCAGTATTGCCAGCGGTGGT